CGCACCCGTGCCCCGATTTTTCGATAGCTCCAGCCGCCCAAACGAGTGGCCCAACCCCTTGGTATGACTGGGCTTCTCAATAACAACTGAGATTGAGAATCACCAAAGTGGGGCGATGTGGAGCGGGTCCTGGCGTTTTTTGCTGGAGAGGAATGAGGTCCAGGTAAGGGCCGGCCCGGTTGCGCAACGGTTGCGCAACGTGGCGGAATGGCTCCCGTAGGCTTTGCTGGATGCTGAGGGGAGCAGATGACGACAGGTTTTTCGCCAGTGATGGCGCAGCGGATCGAGTTGTGGCCGGTGGAGCGGCTGGTGCCGTTCGAGCGGAATGCCAGGACGCATGGTGCTGAGCAGCTGGAGCAGCTGCAGGCGAGCATCCGCCAGTTCGGCTTCACGGCGCCGATCCTGGTCGACGGTGAGTCGGGGATCCTGGCGGGCCACGGTCGGCTTGAGGCGGCAAAGCTGCTGGGGCTGACCGAGGTGCCGGTTGTGGTGCTTGACCATTTGACGCCAGAGCAACGACGGCTCTATGTGCTGGCCGACAACAAGCTGGCGGAGAACGCTGGGTGGGACGATGCGAAGCTGGCAGCGGAGCTGAGCGAGCTGCTGGCGGGTGACTTCGATCTGTCGGCGGTGGGGTTCAGCGATGACGACCTGGCGCGATTAAGCGATGGATTGGAGCTGGGGCAGCTCGAGGAGCTGTCGCAGGGGTTCGAGCGTGCGGAACCGGAGCAGCAACCAGGCCTGGGCCTGGAAGGTGCCGGCGGAGCTGACGAGGGCCCGGAGGATGCGACCGCGGAAAGCGGAGAGGTGGAGGAGCGGCACGTCTTCAGCGTGAACCTGCTGTGGGACGACCGTGAGGTGCTGCTGGCGGCGGTGCGGCTGTCGAAGGAGCGCCATGGCCTCGAGGGAACACCGGAGGCGTTGGTGCAGATCTGCAGGGAGTGGATGAATGGATGAAGCATTCGAGCCGCTGCGTGGTGGCCACGGTCTGGTGCGAGAGCTGCCTGGGGTGAGGGTGTGGAGCGTGGATGACGGCGCCCTGGTTCTGGGTGAGGTCGCGGCGATGACCTGGGCCCCGTGGACGAACGGGCAGACGTTCCAGTGGCGCCTGCAGATCGAGTTCGGTGCGATCGGCGAAGAGGTGCCGATGGATCAGATGTTGGAAGGCCGCGGGCATTCTGTGCTGCCAGTCGAAGCGCTGGTGAAGATGGTGCAGGAGCTGTCGCCAGAGCCCTGCGTGGTGGTGCTGTACGGTCACCCGCCGGCTGGTGTGGTGTCGCGGCTGCTGTCGACCGGTTACCTGGTGCAGGTGACAGCGCAGAGCTGATGGTGCTGCAGACTTGTCGTGACGCTGTGGAGCTGTGCTGATCAAGCTGGCGGACTATGCGGCGCAGGTGGGAGTGGTGCCGCAGGCAGTGCGGAAGGCGATTGCCGAGGGCCGGATCAAGGAAGGCGCGATCCGGGAGGGCAGGAGCTGGATGATCGACCCGGAGGTTGCGAGCCGAGAGTGGGGGAAGAACACCGCTCCGCAGTACCGGCAGTCGGAGGAGATCAAGGCGGGACGACAGCGGCAGATGGCGGCCGCGGCCGGGGCGGCCCCTGGCGGGAATGTGCCGACGATGGCGCAGGGCCAGGCAATCAAGGTGGCGTACCAGGTGAAGCTGCTGCAGCTGGAGTTCGAGGAACGCAGCGGCAAGCTGGTGAGTGTGGAGGAGATGAAGCGCTTGCGGTTCGAGTCGGGGCGGCAGGTGCGTGATGCGGTGCTGCGGATTGGACCGCAAATGATCGGCGAGATTGCGAAGGCAGCCGGAGGCCTGAGTCCGGATGAACGAGCAGAGGTGCTGCTGGTGATCCAGCGGTATCTGGTCGGAGCGCTGGAGGGGTTGGCTGATGGCGCTGTCCAGGGCTGAAGTCGTCGAGCAATCGTTCTGGGAGGGTCTGCGGCCAGACCCGCTGCTGACGGTGAGCGAGTGGGCGGACCAGCGGCGGATGCTGAGCCCGAAGGCATCGGCGGAGCACGGGCCGTGGCGCACCGCCAGAACCCCTTACCTCCGGCGACCGATGGACGACCTGAGCGCGACGAGCAGGGTGCGAGAGGTGACGTTGGTGTTCGGGTCACAGATGGGCAAGGCCCTGGCGATCGACACGCTGATCCTTACCACCAGCGGCTGGAAGGCGATGGGCGACCTGCAGGAGGGCGATGAGGTCTACGACATGCACGGCTCGCCCACGCTGGTGACGCACGCCTGGCCCGTGATGCACGATCGGGAGTGCGCGCGGATCACCTTCAGCGACGGGACCCAGGTGGTGGCGGACATGGATCACCGCTGGGTGGTTGACGATGCGCTGCGTGGATCCGATCGGTCACGCCGGCTGGTGCTGACCACCAGGGAGATTGCCGCTGGCTATCGAGTGCGGAACCGTAACCGCTATGCGGTACCTGTGGCTGGGGCTCTGCGACTGCCGCACGCTGATCTGCCTGTGCATCCGTATGTGCTGGGCGTCTGGCTGGGTGACGGCAACAGCCATTCCAACCAGGTGACCATGGACGCTCAGGACGCCGAGGAGGTCGCTCCGCACTTGCAGGCCTGCGGCGTGCGCGTGGAGATCAGGCGGCCCGAATGGATGAAGGGCAAGGCCGTGAACATGCTGCTGGACTCGGCGTCGGATCGATCGGTGTGCCGCCGTGGCCACGTCATCGCAGATGTTAGCAAGCAGTGGTTCAACGATGCCAAAGGTCGGCCGGCATGGCGCTGCGCTGAGTGCAACCGACAGGCGGCCATGGCATCGAAGTACGGCAAGGCCGTCGACCCGGTGATTCACCAACGCCTGGGGGAGAAGCTCCGCGCCATGGGCCTGATGGGCAAGGGCAAGAAGCGGATCCCTGAGTCGTACCTGAGGGCCTCGGTGAAGCAACGCCTGGAGCTGCTGCGAGGCCTGATGGACACGGATGGCCACTGCACCGCCAAAGGAGCGCATGAGGTCACCTTCGCATCCGAGCAGCTGGCCGGGGATGTGTTCGATCTGCTGCTGTCGCTTGGCCTGAAGCCGGTTCAGAAGCGCCACCCAGGGCACACCACGATCCGCTTCACCGCCTACCGCAGTTGTCCGGTGTTCCGCCTCGAGCGGAAGAAGGAGCGCATGGCCACTGCTGTGGATGGCCGGCCGAGTGAAACCAGGCGACGCCGGATCGTGAACGTCGAGCCCGTGGCCAGTGTGCCGGTGCGCTGCATCAGTGTGGCCGCCGAAAGCCACACCTACCTCTGCGGCCGCGAGCTGATCCCAACCCACAACAGCGAAGCGCTGAACAACTGGAAGGGCTACGTCATGGACATCGCCCCGGGCCCGAGCCTGTTTGTGCAGCCAACGATCGACCTGGCGAAGCGGTACTCGAGGACGCGGATCCAACCAATGATCGATGCGACGCCGAGCCTGCGGGAGAAGGTGGCGGATCCGAAGTCAAGGGATTCGGGCAACACGATGCTGATGAAGGACTTCCCGGGGGGACAGCTGATCCTGGGGGGGGCCAATGCCGCGAGCGGGCTGGCATCGATGCCGATCCAGAACCTTGGTGGTGACGAGATCGACCGGTGGCCGCTGGACGTGGATGAGGAGGGCAACCCGCTGGAGATCGTGGAGGCCCGGACGCGAACGTTTGGCAGCCGGAAGAAGCACGCCTGGACAAGCACGCCGGGCAGGGCGGGAACGAGTGCGATCTGGCGGAAGTGGGAGGACAGCAGCCAGAACCACCTGAAGCTGCCGTGCCCGCATTGTGGCCATCGGCAGACGCTGGAATGGGAGCGGATGCGATGGGACGAGAAGGATCCGGGCCTGCCGGTGAAGCTGCTGCAGCCGCCGGTGCTGATCTGCGCGGAGTGCGGCGAGGGCATCAGTGAGGACACGAAGGCGTGGTGGTACGACCCAAAGGTGTGGGACGACGACTGGTGGGAGCCGGTGTTCCCCGATCGTGTGCAGCACCAGGGGTACCACTGCAATGCGCTCTATGCGCCCCTGGGCTGGTTCAGCTGGGTGGATGCGGTGGTGAAGTTTGTGAAGGCGCAGGACAACCCAGCGCTGATGCAGCCGTTCGTCAACACCGTCCAGGCGCTGCCGTACAACAACGACGGCGAGGCGCCGGACTGGGAGGCGCTGTACTCAAGGCGTGAGGGGTACGAGATCGGGACGGTGCCTGATGGGGTGGTGTTCCTGACGTGCGGCGTCGACGTGCAGGCCGACCGCCTGGAGCTGGAGGTGGTCGGCTGGGGCCCTGGGATGGAGAGCTGGAGCGCGGACTACCAGGTGCTGGCTGGCGATACGGCGCAGCCGGCGGTGTGGCGTGAGCTGTCGAAGTTCGTGCGGAGTGAGTTCGGCCGTGGGGATGGGCAGCGGCTGCCGATCCGGATGACGGCGATCGACTCGGGCTACCGCAGCCAAGAGGTCTACCGATGGGTGCGGACGCAGGCGGGGAACCGGGTGATTGCGATCAAGGGTGTGCCGACGCAGACGAGCGTGATCGGAACGCCATCGAGGGTGGAGGTGCTGCGGAACGGGAAGGCGATGCGTGGTGGGGTGAAGGTGTGGCCGGTCGGGATCGACACGGCGAAGAGTGAGCTCTACGGCTGGCTGCGGCGCCGGCCGCCGGAGGATGAGGCTGAGGGCCTGCCGCATGGGTGGTGCCACTTCCCGCAGTACGGGCAGGAGTGGTTCCAGCAGCTGACGGCAGAGCGACTGGAAAACACGATCGACCGGCGGGGGTATCCGCGGTTCGAGTGGGTGAAGACCAGGCCACGGAACGAGGCGCTCGACTGCCGGGTCTATGCGCGGGCGGCGGCGGCCTTGGTGGGCGCTGATCGGTGGAGTGACGAGCGGTGGGCAACGGAGGGCGGGATGGTGCCGACGATAACACCAGAGCAGGCGAAGGTTGAGCGGGACGAAGAGGGGCCGGTGCGGCGGAGATCATCGTTCTGGGACTGAGTAGCATGGCCGCGAGGAGGTGGCCGGGATGAGCAGTTTCACGCAAGCGCATCTGACGGCGATCGAGGAAGCGATTGCCGGTGGCTACCTGAAGGTCAGGTACGACGACAAGGAGGTCACCTACCAGAGCATGGGGGACCTGCTGAAGGCTCGTGCGTTGATCGCTGCACAGGTGAACCAGGCGACGCCGATGCGGAAGGTCTACATCTCCACGGCGCGCGACTACGAATGAACGTCCTCGATCAGCTCATCAGTGTCGTTGCTCCCCGGGCCGGTGCGCGACGGTTGGCGGCACGACTGCAGCTGGATCAGCTGCGCCGGTACGACGGGGCGGCACGAGGCCGGCGGACTGAGAACTGGTCGACGACACGAACGAGCGCGGACGCTGCGACGGCGGTGGGCTTCGCCAGCATGCGCGACCGTGCGCGGGACCTGGTGCGCAACAACCCCTATGCGCAGCGGATGGTGACGCTGTGGGAGACGGCGTTGATCGGTGGCGGGTGGAGCTTCAAGGCGAAGGCCGGACGACGGAATGGGGGCAGCCGTGGGCAGCGAGCGACTGATGAGTTCCGCGGGTGGGCGATGGACCCGCGGCAATGCGACTGGGACGGGCTGCTCAGCTTCGACGGGATGGTGGCGAAGGCGGTGCGTGCGTGGAAGGAATCGGGTGAAGTGCTGATCCGGATGCGGATCCCAAATGCTGATCGCATGCGCCGGCTGGGGCTGCGGATCCCGTTGCAGCTGCAGCTCCTCGAGGCCGACTGGATCTCGGAAGAGCAGGACGGGATGCAGATGGCAGGGATGCCGGACGGTGGCTGGACGAAGCGGGGGATCGAGTACGACGCCGACGGCAGCCGTCTGAGCTACTGGCTCTACAGCTATCACCCTGGCGAGGCGATGACCCGGGTGGTGAGCATGACGGCGAACCGTGTGCCAGCGGACCAGATCATCCACCTGTTCAACCCGGACCGGCCGGGACTGACGAGGGGAGTGACGTGCCTGGCGCCAGTGATGATCACGCTGCGCGACCTGGATGACTACATGGACGCGCAACTGCTGAAGCAGAAGATCAGTGCGTGCATGACGGGCATCATCGTCGACGTTGATGGTGCGACGGACCAGAAGAGTGATGTGAGCGACCGGTTGGAACCAGGAGCGATGATGCGACTGGGCCCTGGGCAGGACATCCGGTTCAGCTCGCCACCGAACGTGGGCGAGATCGACCAGATCATGCGCACGTACCTGCTGCGCTGTTCGATCGGCGGGAACGTGCCGTACGAGTTGCTGACGGGTGATTTCCAGGGTACGAATTTCAGCGCGGGACGACTGGGCTGGCAGTCGTTCAACAAGCGAGTGGTGGCAGAGCAGTGGCAGCTCCTGGCGCCGATGATGTTCACTCCCATTGCAGGTTGGTGGTTCCGTGCGGCGAGCCTGGCGGGGATTCCGACCGATGGGCTGACGGCAGACTGGACGCCACCGCCACCGCAGGCGTACGACCCAGCGGCCGACACGAAGGCGATGATCGAGAAGATGCGTGCAGGTCTTCTGCCGCCACAGGAAGCGATCCGAATGGAAGGCCTGGAGCCTGAGGACGTGATCGCGCTTTACATCGAGTGGAACCGGCTACTGGATGAGGGCAAGCTGGTGCTCGACACCGATCCACGGAAGGTGAGTGCCGCGGGTCTGACGCAGGTGCGACCGCAGGGGAGCGAACTGCCGCCGGCGGGCGAACCGCCGGAAGAGGCGACGCCACTGCCGACGCCAACTGGCGGGGGCGCATAGACTCCAGCCATGAGCACAGGACCGATGAGCGCTGATCTGCTGCTGACCAGGGCGATGTTCGCGCCTGACACGGTGAACGTGGAAGCGCGGACTGTGGATGTGGTGTGGACGACTGGTGCGCAGGTCAAGCGATCAGATTGGGCACGAGGCGATTACATCGAAGAGCTGAGCCTGCAACCTGATCATGTGCGACTGGATCGTCTGAACAAGGGAGCGCCGCTGCTCGACTCGCATGAGAACTGGAGTCTGCGCAGCGTGCTTGGTGTTGTGGAGCGTGCATGGCTGAACGGAAACGAAGGTCGCGCGACAGTGCGGTTCAGCAAGCGTGCGGAAGTGGAGCCGATCTTCCAAGACGTGCGCGATGGGATCCTGCGCAACATCAGCGTGGGGTACCGGAAGCACAAGACCGAGCGCGATGAGACCGGCACCGTGCCGGTGGAACGCGCTGTGGACTGGGAGCCGTACGAGCTGTCGCTCGTTTCGATCCCGGCCGATGCCGCAGCTCAAGTGCGCTCGGAAGAGCTGCCTACAATGAGCACCGAGACTGACCCTGAAAGGAACAGCCCCATGGACGAAACCCGCAAGCAGGAAGCCCCTGCCGAAGCCCCTGGGGCTGAAGCAGTGGCTGCCACCACCACTGAGACCCGCGCCATTCCCTCCCCCGCTCCTGCGGTGGATGCCGAAGCTGTGCGTGCCGGCGAGCGTCGCCGCTGCGCCGACATCATGGACGCCTGCCGCAAGGCTGGCCTGGAGTCTGAGTTCGCCGAAAAGCTGATCGCCGATGGCACCGGCATCAGCGAGGCCCGCGCTGCCATCATCGACGCCTTCAGCGCCAAGGTCCACGCCGGCCAGCCGCAGACTGCCGGCAGCCGTGTCGACGTCACCCAGGACCACGGCGAGAAGCGCGCTGCTGCGATGCTCGACGCCCTCGAGGCCCGCAGCGGCATCAAGAGCTGGGATGAAGGCGGCGCCCGCGAGTATGTCGGCAGCACCCTGCTGGACATGGCCCGCGAGTGCGTCGAGCGTTCTGGCACCAGCACCCGGGGCCTGTCGAAGGATGAGGTGGCGATCCGCGCCATGCACTCCACCACCGACTTCCCGCTGCTGCTCACCAGCATCCAGCGCGTGACCCTGAAGGCGGCCTATGGGGAGGAGATCAAGACGTGGGCCCCGCTGAGCGAGCAGCAGAACCTGCCCGACTTCCGCGACATGAGCGTGATCGAAGTCGGCGGTCAGATGCTGCCGGAGGAGCTGAAGGAAGGCGGTGAGTACAAGTCCGGCACCATCCAGGAGTCGAAAGGTTCCTGGCGGCTGACCGAGTACGGGAAGAAAGTGGTGATCGGCCGGCGGCTGATCATCAACGACAACCTGGGCTACATCACCCGCGCGATTCAGATCCTCGGCCGCGGCGTCGCCACGTTCGAAGCCAACCAGATGTGGGGGCTGATCACTGGCAACGCGAAGTGCATGATGGACTGCGTGGCCCTGTTCCACGCGAGCCACAACAACCTGGGCACTGGCGCCATCGGTGTGCCGGCGATCAGCGCTGCACGTCAGGCGATGCGGAACCAGAAGGGTTTCGATGGCACCACCCCGCTGTACGTGGTACCGCAGTACATCCTGCTGCCGACGGCCCTGGAGACCACGTTCGATCAGTTCAATGCGGCGATCGTTCCGAACCAGACAAGCAACGTCAACATCTTCTCTGGCTACCTGCAGAAGATCGTTG